AGTCGGGCAGAAGATTTGCCACAGCGGAATTTCTGGGAGCATGGGATGCTCTGCGTGCCTAGGGAGGCTATAGATGAAAGGTTCATTACGTCTTTCATTTTTAACTGGGTTCTCCAGTAGGTTTTTTGCCAGTAGGATGGCTTTATCAGGTGCCAATAAGATGGCTATGAGCTCTGTTGAGCTTAGATTCATCTGTTTTTAATCTCAATGAGATTTTCCTTTTCTTTCTTTTCTTTTTCAAGATGTTTGATTACTTGGGTATGTAATATGATAGTAAGTAAAACTGGAATTATATACCTGTTGGAATAGTATGATCAGATCACAGAAAATAAATCTAACCCCTGTTTATCTCATGATTCTTTAGTTCACCTTCTTCCCATTCCTTCCACTTCTCCAATTTAGGCCCTAACGTCCAACACCAACCCACAGTATGGCATCTTTCCCTAAAACGGCCCTCTGCCTAAACACGGTACTCCGCCAAGATCGGGGAATCAGGCGCTCCAGGACAGACCTTGTTAGGAGAGATTAGGATCGGTTTTATGGGAATACGGTGTCACACAAATGAATATAAGATAAACTGAAAGATTATTTTATTGATACTGAAAATAATATTACAACAATGGTATACCCCCTAAGGGGTTCCCTTATTTACTACTACATATTACAACCCCAAGTGGGTGATTACTCACACATCTAAGTGTTTTTTAGAGAGAAGGTAGAGAGAGATGAGAGATTTCGATTCCGATTTTGATTTCGATTCCGATTTTGATTTCGATTGATCTCTTCCTTCTGATTTGTGTTCCTTATATAAGGAAATTCTTGTGGGATTAGACGTCATGGCTTACGTCATTTCCTTCGTCCTGTTGCTCACTGATTGAGCTGTGAGTGGAGGGACCACTGGAAGATGCTTCACTAATTTTCTTAGTGGAGGGACCGGCTTCACATGCTTCACACAAGTGGCTGTCGGGCATCATCTTTTTTAGCTTTTGACAAAGCAATGTTTTAGTGGTGGCTCCCACTCTTATCTTCAACATTATTATCTTATCTTCAAAGGACGATAAGATGTTGATGTCTGTGGACGAAATTGGTGTCCCACAATAGCTGGTGATCAACACATGCTGGTGTGCATAATTGATTTTTGTTTTTGACTTTTCATCAATCTTACCCATAGCGGTAAGGATGTTGATCAATCCATTAATCCTTACTTGGATTATTTGTTGATGGAGATTTTCTGAATCTTCCATTCTTTCAGATGGCCTGAATTCTCGTTCTTGAGCTAGACCAATTTCAAGGAAATGATATCCCTGATAATCTTCTTCTTTTTCCCAATCTGGGAGACTTGAAGTTACTCGGATAAAGATATTTGCATCTTTAGCCTTTGCAATCTTGGACCTGAAAGTCTTGACTGCTTTCTTGAATTCACTGGGGAATTCTTTTATCTCCTGGAGGTTGCCCGAAGGATAAATTGTTTTTATCAGTCCGGCGTTGAATGCCGCAAAGACTAGAACTGGATCGGCGTTTGGACCGAATATGAACAGACTTCTGGAATTTTTGTCATCTGTCCAGTATTGTTCCTTGACATAGTCTTCTGGGACTGTATCTCTGGCTTTTCTCCATAGAGAGATAAATTGTTCAAAGGAAACCTTTGGGAAATGGTCTTCCTTTTTCTCTTCTGGCTTTTGAACAAGCCTTCTTCTTGGAGCAGCAGCTTCCTTCTTTGGGAGTATAGGGATTGGTCCCTTATACTTGATTATTCCTCCATGTCTGATAGAGTATTTTGATGCAGAGATGTTGGCTTCTGCAAAACTCAGGAATTTTTTGATGATAATTCCTTTTTGACTGGAGGAGGCTTTAAGAACGTGCGCCCAATCTGTGTAAATTCCTGGGTGATCACCATTGTAGACCACATAGAATTTTTCAGCCGGTAGTGGCTTTTTCATCATCATACTTGCGTATGAAGGCCTGAGGTTTATATCCTCATTATCACTTTTTAGCAAAGTGTCAGCTGTCAACGGATTTGTTGTGTCTTTACCGGAGCCGTTTGCAACCGGACTAGTCGTGGGGATATACAACCCACTTTCAGTTTTTCGTAAACTGACAACTTTCTTGGATTCATCCTTCTCAGGACTTGGAACCAAGTTCTCCGTTATGCTTTTTCCCAAAGCATCAGGGTTTAACGGATTTGAGCCGTCTTTACCATCAGCCGTTTGCTGTGGACTAGGTTTAGAGTGTGAGGCAGAGCCTTCCTGGTCTAAACTTCCAGTTAGTTCAGCGTAAATGCTGATTTGTTTTCTGATAGAATCGAGTTCTACCAAGAGGATCTTTTCTTTGATCCTTAGAGCCTGAAGCTCTTTTTCCATTACTGGTTTTTGTTTTTCCTGTTTTTGATTTAATTCCCCCCCTTTGAAAAAAGGATGTGTTTTGTGTGGAATTTTCATTTGGAAAAACCCAGTTTTTATAGCCGAAAAATGGCAGGTTTAGTCGTCATGGATGACGTTTCCATTGTGGAATTCTCTGGTGAGATAATCAGCCAGCACATTTTGTTCTCCTTTTAGGTGGTCCACCTTAAAGGTGTAATGTGAAAACCACATTTGCCATCTTATTAGCCTTCCCTGTTTACTGTCACCAGTAATCTTTTTATTCATAAATCCTTTTAAAAGATTTACATTATCTGTCCTGACTGTAAAACAAACAGGGGTTAGATAAATACTAAATTTAGTAATCACCTGTTTTACCGCTAGTAATTCTTTCTCATTACTATGGTAATTCAATTCTGCTGGTTTGAATGTTCCTGAAGAATACCTGCAGATTAATTCTTCACCTTCAGTGGTTTGGGCCTTAAGGACTCCACCCCAGAAGTGATCAGAAGCATCAGTTTCAATAATTAAACTGTCTTCTTTCTTTGGTAGATAAAGTTTTGGAAAATTAATTAATCCTTTCTTTATCTTTTTAACGTAATCAGTATCTGATTGCGTCCAGATCCATACCTGATCTTTCTTCAACTTTACCTGTAACGGTTTCCGTTTTTCTGCAAGCTTTGGGATATAGCTATCTGCATATGTTAGAACTCCAAGAAACCTTTGAAGTTGCTTCTTATCCTCAATCCTGTCAGGGAAAGTGTGAATATGATCCAAAATATGGTTCTGAGGGGTATGGGTTCCCCTATCTATTTCCAATCCAAGGAAATTAATCTTTTCTTTGAAAAGATTAGCCTTCTTTTTTGAGAGAATAATGCCTAAGCTTTCAATTCTCCTAAGGACTTTCATGACATGATCTTGATGATCATTTTTATTGTCTGAGAAGACGATTATATCATCTACATAAACCAGACTGAATTCTTCTAGACCACGCAGAGCGTCTTGCATGTGTCTTTGGAAGATACTTGGAGCTTGTTTTAAGCCAAATGGCACAACTCTCCATTGGTAGTGTCCTTGTGGACATGTGAATGCAGTAAGTTTCTGCGATTCATCATCTAAGAGGACTTGCCAAAAACCACTTTTGCAGTCGAAACTACTAAAAATGTTTTTTCCTCTGAGTAGAGTAATCAACTCTTGCATGTTTGGTAGGTTATGAGAATCACCTATGGTTACCTCATTTAACTTCTTGTAGTTAACTACCATTCTTTTCTTACCTCTCCGCTTCTCTGCTTCTTTTTCAACAAGAAAAGCTGGGGACATATGTTGAGATTTGCTGGGAATGATAACCTTAAGGTCAAGTAATTCCTTAATCTGAATCTCAAATTCTTTTCTATCTTCAGGGCTGTAAACCATTGGTTTTACCCTTACAACAGTTTCTGGCTTAATCAGCTTGATTTCAGCCTTCATCCAACCCTTTGATTTTTCTGGATCGATTGGATTTTCTGAACATACTTTCTCAAGTAATTGTTCTATTTCTCTAAATTTAGAGATTTCAATGAAGCCTTTTTCTTCATCGTCAATTACCTCTTGGGTAATATTGGTTCCTGGAACAGGTTTCTTTCCTGATCCTTTTCTCATAGCCTCAAGGAAGCCTGGGTGTCCTTTGCGCATGGCAATTCGGACTTTAGGGATTAAAACCCTTTTTTCCTCATTGTTTTCCTTAATGTGGAAAGCAATATGATCCACCCATTGGATGAATGGTTGGTAGGTTTGACAGAAATTATTTCCTAAAAGGATGTCAATACCTGTTTCCTGCTGATATATCGTAGGAATGAAGAATTCATTTCCTGCAATATTGATCTTCAAGCCCCTGCACACTTTATTCAAAGTAATAGAGCTTTGGTTAGCAATTTTAACCGGTATGCTTCTCGGAGCATTTTCCCAAAAGTCATCTGGGATAACATGTTTACTTGCAAGACATAGACTCGCTCCTGTGTCAACATAGCAGTGTAAACTGAGGGTTTGGTAGCCCTTAAACTTAACCTTTGCTTCAATGTAAATTGAATTTGGGTTAGTTTTGTTTGCAAGATTGCAGAATTTATTGGGTGAAAACTCCCCCCATTTGAAAAGAGTGTTTCTTTTCATTCTGAATCTGTGTCATACTCATAAGAGTAGACGTGTAATGTACCTTCGTACATATCTTCAACGGGCTCATAGTCCTGTTGGTATCCCTTAATAAGGATTTTTACCCTTTCAGGGTTCTTACTTCTGTTTGGACACTCATTGGCATAATGTCCTTCTTCTGAGCAGATCCAACACCTGCATTTCTTCTTACCCTGTGGACAGAAGTTTTTTCTAGGATTTTTATCCTTTTTTGAAGACTTTCTCTTGAAATATTTGCTAGGAGCAAATTTTCTTTTAGTCTTTTTCCAGACTTTTCTTCTGGATTTTTCATACTTCTTCCTCTTGGATGAGTATGATGGTTTGTTGCAACCAAACTGGTTATTCTCACTATCATTGATAGAGAGCTTTTTGCAACATTGGCTGAATCTTTTCAGTTGTTTAGCTTTTGATCTAGCTTCGCAGATTTTAGCTATTTCTGTTTTTACAATTCTTGTAGCAAATGCTAAAGAATATGTAGTTGCAGGTGATTTAGTTTCATTGTAAATCATCCTAGATATTTCACCTACAATTGGTATTTTTCTTAGGTATGTTTCTACCCAAGCTGGCATTTCACTCATTTCAAAGTGAACCAGATTTTTCTCAAATAGACAGGTAAAATCGTCTAAGAGACAGATATCACAAAGTTGAGCGTTTGTTAACGTCTGCTTTGCTTTTTCTTTTTCTAACCTGATTTGGTTAGCCTGATCTGTTGCATAGTCAACACCTACGAACATGGTGTATAATCCTGCAGCAACATCTTGTGGCGTCTGAGAGCCTGTCATCTGGGAGCTCCATGATGCCTTTTTGATGAAATTTCTGATCATTCCATCAGACCTGTGTTCCATTAAGACTAAAACAGACCGTGAGGTAGTAAAGTCATTGGGACTGGTTTGAACAATGAGATCTATCTCATTTATCCATTTGTCTATGATCTTTCTTCTAAGATCAAGGTCTCCTATACAATCAATATTGATTGTACCTATTTCTCTAGGCCTATCACCTGGAGTTCCCTTTTGAAAAGGTGCTCTGTAGTACTTTCCAGTACCAGAGGTAGAGGGTTGCTCCTCAGCATGCCTCTTGTTATTAGGTTGAGTTTCCTGATTGACTGGAAATAAATTATCCAATTGTTCAAGAAGTTCTTCCTCTTCACTGAAGTCAATTGACTCCTCAGTGGAATAATCAGTTTCCTGATTTTCAGTTTCGGGTTCAGAGATTTCTGCATCTTCTGAGTTGGAAACTATTTTCATAAGAGAGTTAGATTCTTCTTTCGAGAAGTATCTGTTTCTCAGGTTTTCATTATTGATGAATTTTTCCTCAATCTCATGGTCTTCCATGGAGAGTATTTGGACTAGCTCTTGAATTTCTTCATAGTGAGCTTCATCTCTTATTTCTTCATCAAGGTTTAACTTATTGAAGAAAATTTCCTCTAGGTCATTGACCATTTTTAGGAGTAGGTTTAAAACTCATGATGGAAAACTGGTTGGAGGCCAGTACACCGGGTTTTTAACTCCAGAACTTCCTAGTTCAGGATTTCCTACATTGTGGTTAGGCCAAGAATACTTTTGGTATTTGGCTCCTTCTGAGACTTCGGGTGTCTCTTGTTGGGTTGGGATTACGGATCCTTTACCCTTGAGTCTATCAAAGAGTTTATCAGTGCATTCGCATTGATCTATCTTGTCAGATATATCTTTGATGATTTTTGCTCCTAGGCTTTTTAGGGCATTTTGATCTGTTTCAGGACTCTTGTCCTTTGCAAGATCTTTGACTGTAGTGACTAGGTCAGCTACTTCTTTCTTGAGTTCTTCTATCAGAACTGCAAGTTCGCTGATGGTCGACATTTATCCTACAATAGCCTTGACACTATTTTGGATTTCTGATAGTCTTCTATCAAAGTCTTTGATTATGGTTTCTAACTGCTTGTTAGTTACCACGTCATTTTCTGCCAATTTCTTTGTTTCCTCAGAAATTTTTCCTATCCTGCTAGACATTTCCTGCAAAGTAGGTAGCAGATTAGCGGTTTTTTCTTTATCCTCCCCCACTTTTGAAGCACGGAGTTTAGTAAAGAAATTACCAAAGGGAACCTTATTCTTTGAATAAGCTTCACTTTCATCCTTCTCTAATCCTAAATAGGATAGAAGTTTACTGAGCTTAAGCCAGTTTTTAGCAACAATGGTATTAAGATTGTTACAGTGAGCAGCAATAGTCTTAATGCTACTGGTTTCGTCATTTGACGCAAAGATGTACCTCCTTTTCTTAGAACTGGTAGGTTCCAAAGGTTTTAAGCGGACATATTTGTCCTTCTTGTAGATATGAGGATTCGCTTGTGCGTTACTCATTTCCACTGATCTGTTCAAGTTTTTCTCTTAAACAGTCAATATTTTTAGACATTTGTCTAAGTAATTGATTTTGGTTTTGGCTTGTGCCTTCACCAAAGGTAAGGGTGTTTCCCCTAACAGTTTCTCTAGGTTTAGAATTAATCCTAGTCTTGTTTCTGTCAATGTTGATTGACCAATTTTCATCATACGAGGGAATCTCGCAAAATGATCTCTCTTGGACATTGCCAAGTTCTGAGAAGACTTCGTCTATCTCTATATCAGAATTATTTTTGTATTCTATGGAATGAATACTATTTGCAAGAGCATATGCTGTAAGGTAAGTTACAGAGAAGATCTTGTCACCTTTGTCCATTAGGTCCGGTCTTTCGAACTCGTGGATAAAGCTGAGTATTTCGTCAAAACGTTGAGTGTTGAGACTAACTCCAAACTTTGGGTAAACAGTAAACATAAATTTACCGTGACTCAAGTTTCCTCTTGCTGTCCCAAGGAGACAGTCTTTTCGGTCTTTGATTCGGTTGTCGATCAAAGCCATTTTGATTGGTGAATTAATTCCATGACTGAATTGAGCAGTTATGAGAATTTTGATTGCACCAAAGTGAACTATGGAAATCTTTTTCCTTAGCTCAGGTTTAAGCTTAGAAAGCTTTTGTTCTACTTCCTTTTTGGGTAATAAAGGTAAGTATACACGTCCAGAGACGTCAGAGATGTCAACTGACATTTCTTGTGAAGAAATACAGTATATTATCTCATTTTTCCGGTTTAACATACTCTTGACGTTATTCCAGAGAGATGAAGTAAACACTTCCTCTTTAGATAAACTAAGTTTCTTTTTGTTTATCTTTTTCAATTGATCCTGTTGGATCATGATATTAACTTGATAACCCATGTTATCTTCGTTTTTAAAGATAATATGATTATCTTTTTCAGAGGTATGATCCTCAAGGTTCTTATCTTCCTGATTCATTTCAAGAAAATATTATGAGCACATGGCTCTGATACCA